ATGATTATCTGGCGTGGCGATGGCTGGCAAATGCGTGTTGCGGCCACTACATGAACGGAAAGCCAATCACGCTGAAACGCAACGGGTGCGTATACACGCACACCGAATGCGGTGGATACACATTTTCAGAAAATGGAACTGGCGCTAGTTTGACGCACACAATTCGCGTTACCTACAACGGGCCAACGCAGCCGCCAACTGCGGCCGTTTTCGGAACATCGCTATGCGCTCGCACATTCACAACGCAGTCGCTCGTAACTGATTGCGGCGATTTTGCTTTTACTGCATCGTCGCCTGACGGTGTAACGGCATCCGTGGCGCCTGGAGGCGACTACATTGGCCCACCAACTTCGGAGGACTGTTGCCATCCGTGCTGTCGCCGCGATGAACCGCCGCCAGAAGAAATCGCGGTCGAAGTTCTATGGGCCAACGATATGCCGCCACGATTCTATACGCGGTGGTCGAACGCCGGAACTTACCCGAATGGAACTTATGTATTAGCGAAGGCCGCGGGGCTCGGATGCCTTGGATGGTCTGGCAACGGTTTTTCTGTGCGGCTGGAAACGTGCGACTTCTCATGCCAACAGTGCTTAAAGACCTGCAAGGTTGTTATTACAACCCCGCTTGTGATTGCAGTATTGCGAGGCATGGGGGACACGACATGGAACTCCCCCCTCCAAGGACTGCAAGACGAACGCTTTTTGTCGTTTCCCGGTCGCCCGCCAAACGTAGAAGCGTCCGCGTGCGGCGAAGAGTGCGTAGATGCGTGCATAGCGACTACACCATCTTGCTCCCCAGTTTCTAGCACACAGTATGATTTTGGATTTTGGGCATACAACGAATTATTTACCGGGGTTGTGAACAGTGGAGTGGTATGGATGAATGCCCCTTGGTGGCGAGAAAACGTTCGCGGAGGGTATTACGGCGACTCTTGCAACTTCCAAAACGGATATTTCGAATGGATTTACTCACAGATTCCGTGTGATCAAGAGTGCGACGGGCCATTCAACCAGTGCTGCCAAGGAAATGCACCGTGGGATGCTAGCATACCAATGTGGAATCCTCTTAAATATCTGGAGTTGCATCCAAACTATGAAGATTCATGGTATGGCCGCAACAATACCGATGGAGGGTTGTTTACAAACAGAACGCAGGCTGGATATGAGGCGTATTTGCACGAAATGGCAAGCGGCGCTTCCGCTTTTTACCCGTGGACAGTTGTTTTGCCAAAGTCTTTTCGCTGGAGCGGTATAGCAAAACTCACAATCTCTGATGCGCAATGAACTGCGATTTTAACAATCCTTTTCAAACTTGCCCGACGTGCGGATATAGGGCTAAGTCTTTGCCGACGTTTCGCGAGTGCCGGCCCGTGCCTAAAAAGCAGTGGAGGCCGATTGACGTTGGCGCGCTGGTGGAGCGCGGGCTTACCGCGATCGGCATCACGCAAGAGCGCGTCGAGAAATGGACGCGAACGGCCGGCAAGCCTGGGGGCTGCGGCTGCGCCGCCCGAAAGCGGTGGCTTACGGAAGCCGGGAACCGTGCGCAATATGCGGTCAGGGATGCCGCGAGGGCCGCGCAGCACTTCTATTTCGGCTCGCACTAGACCGGCCGGAACCCCTCCGCGGCCCCGTATAACCGCGGCATGGCTAGCGCGCGGACGATCTACGTTAACGGCGAGCGCTGGACGATTCGCCATTGCCGCGTACCAAAAACGATACACGGCGATTGTGACTACAACACGCGCACTATCCGCGTGTCGAGCAAACTCCACGGCGAAGATTTCCTAAACGTGTTGCTACACGAATGGATACACGCGCGGTGGCCTGATTTCTCCGAATCCGTGGTTTCGGAATCCGCGGACGAACTTTCCGCGGTCATTCACGCCTACCGCTTCCGGCAGCCTGACGATCAAGAGGATTAAATGCCACTCGACCCGATCGCGCGAATTGCGCAACGCATCATCGCTCGCTACCCTGACCATCCGGCGCGATCGCTCGCGCGGGCGCTGGTCGAGAAATCAAACGGCGCGATTACGCTAGACGCGGCGCGCGCGCGGGTGCGCCGCGAACTTGGGTTGGCAAACAACAAGGGGCGCAAACAGCCGGCATTCAAACGCGCCCCGCGCGAGCCTGGGCAGGGCATCGCGGCCCCGGTTTCCGTGGCGAAGCCGTGGCTGCGATATGAGTTCCCCGCAACCGGCCCCGTTGGCATCTTGTCGGATATCCACATTCCATACCATTCCGATTTCGCGCTCGCGGCTGCGGTGGCAAAACTCAAGCGTGATAAGGTGCGCGGCATCCTCATCAACGGGGATGCGGTTGATTTCTATTCGATTTCGCGATGGGAAAAGAATCCCGCGGAACGCGATTTCAAACGCGAACTAGATCAGTCGCGCCAATTTTTCGCGTGGCTGCGGCAAGAGTTCCGCCGGATTCCGATCGTTCTCAAATTGGGAAACCATGAGGAACGTTGGCAATCGTGGCTCTTTCAGCATGCGCCGGAAATCTCCGATATGCCGGAAATGGGGCTATCGAATTGGCTGCATCTTGCGCGACACGGCATCGATCTAGTCGAGGATCAACGCCCGGTCATGCTGGGAAAACTCACCGTGCTGCACGGCCACGAATTGCCGCGGCAACTTGCGTCCCCCGTCAACGCCGCGCGGGGCGCATGGGTGCGGACAAAAACAACCGTGCTAGTCGGGCATCATCACCGCACCAGCGGACACAGTGAGCCGAATATGTGGCACGAAGAAACGTTTTCGTGGTCTACGGGCTGCCTTTGCGACCTCACACCGGGCTATGCCCGCATTAATTCCTACAATCATGGGCTTGCCGTCACGGACATTGCCGCCGATGGTTCCTTTGACGTTCGCAACTATCGCATTGCCGACGATGGTTCGGTTAGGTCTTCCTAAACTCTGGCGTTGCATGGCTTCGCGTGGATAATGGCGCTGCCGTATAAACTCAATGACGAGTATTTCGCGGCAGCCAAGCGCCGCGCGTTGCGGTTCGCGGGGTGCCTTGACGCGGGAACGTCTGGCAGCCTCGCGGCCGATGTGCTGCGGTTGCTGGGCTATATCGATGGGCTGAAAAAGGATTTGCAAGCGATGAAACTAGACACGCAAGCCGGCATCCTGCCGCCGGTCGCGGAAGCGGCCACGGATGCCCACCCTTCCGATTGGATTCTGCGCGGGGATCGCGAGTTGCGAGCCGGCCGCGAGGAACCGCGCGAGCCGGCGCCGCGGATGCTGGGGGATGGGCTAACCGCGGCTGCCGAAAGCGAGGCGGAACGGCTGTTGCGGCTGGCCGCGGACACGACGCGCGAACGGCGGGCGAACTACTCGCCGCCGCGCGAGCATTTCGCGCGGACGGTTGGCGCGATCAATGCAATTTTCGCGGCGAAACTCCGCGAGCCGTTCACGGCTGCGGATTGGGCTTTGATTATGATTCTCGACAAAGCCGCGCGGCATCAAGGCGACCGGAAAACGAACGATACCCCCGTCGATATCGCGGGCTATGCCGGCTGCCTTGCCGAATGCGAAGCCGGCGAACCATAGACCGGCCCACCGCCGGCCCCCGCGCGTAGGCTGAACGCGGAGGCGCTGGCGTGATTTCGCGTTGGAACCATTGGCGCCGCGGAGGCGCTGACGGGCGCGAAGCGATCGCCGCTGCCGGCGAATCGCAATCGGCAGTCAGCAACTACACGGCATCGCATAACTGTTGGGGCAAGATCACAAGCCGCCCGCGGCTGACGCGGAGCGACCTTGAATATCTGGCCTGGAAACTGGGCTGCACGGTCGAGGCTGTTAAGCGGGCAATCGCGGAAGGGCTGTTGTAAATGGCGGATTCCACAAGCGACGTTTTCAGCGGTTCGATTGCTACGCGGATGCAATGGGCGCGGGTCGATACGCAGGAAAACGGATCGATCACGAATCGAAACGTAGTCAGCGCGACCTACTCCATCGGTGACGGTTCCGGCACGGGCGCGGCCGATGTGGTCTGGGCCGATAGCCGCACGATCCCCGCAGAGTCGATTGACGCCATCGATCTGTTGTCGCTGACGCAAACGACGCTCGGCGTGTCCGTGCCTTGCACGATTCGGCAACTCCGCGCGGTGCGCATCGTCAACGCGGAAACGGAGCCGGGAATGTCGATCCGCGTGGGCGCCGACGCGACCGGCGAAACCTACGCATTCGAAGTTGGCCCAGGCTCCGAAATGCTGTCGATCAATAACGCGGACGCATGGCCGGTTGACGCGGCAAATAGCGTGCTGCGGATCGCGAACATCAATACCGATCCGGTTTCGTATTCGATCGTGCTGATCGGAACATCGGTCGAAGCGGAGTAGCCCCGTATGCCGTCCACGTTTTCGCTGTCGGGCTTGCTGCGATTGGTTCCGCGGTGGGTTGACGATCTGACCGCAACCGCCGTTACCGATACGGCAACCGTGGTGCAGTCGATCGCGCTGACGCATGGCAGCGCCGCAGGGCAGGCGAATGCCTATTGGCGCGATCTGGTCGCGATCCCGGCCGGCGATTCGGTCACGCTGGATTTATACGCGCTGCCTATGGTCGCGTTCGGCGGAACGGGTACGGTCGCGCTGTGGAAAGTCAAAATGCTCGCGGTGATCAACCGTTCCGCAGCCGCCGCGGTTTCGTTTGGCGAAGCGGACGCGGATCGCTGGGCCGGCTATAGCGCCGGGGCTATCGCGCTGCCGGCCGGCGCCACGCTGTTCGCGCTGGATGCCGCGAGCGGCTACACGGTCAGCGGTTCGTCGCGAAAAGTTGTAATCGAAAACCTTTCCACAACCGCTGCCGCGTCCGTGGATATCTATATAGCGGGAGTCTTAGATTGATTAGCGAAGCCCCCACCACCGCAGCCCGCGACCAATTGGGATTCGAAGACAAGTTGGGCGCGTTCCTCGCTATTGCGAGGCTCAAGGCTTACGGCGGAATCACCGTCGCAGAGTTCGGGGAATTACTCATCGCGGCTATGCGGATGGCGATTGCCGCCGTCGATGCGCTGCCGTCAGACGGCGCCGCGAAAAAGGCAATGGTAATCGCCGCCGTTGGCGTGGTCTTCGATTCGCTTGCTGATTACGCGGTGCCGGCGCTCGCTTATCCGTTTTGGATCGTAGCGCGGCCTGCCGTGCGGTCGCTGGTGCTGATGTTTGCGGCCGGCGCCATCGAATCCCTGTTGCCGCTGGTGAGGCTCGCGAAATGACGATTGCTCTAGCCCTTGCTGCGGCTGCCGTGGCGCTTTGGCCGATGCGGGCTGCCGCGCTGCCGTTCCGGCTGCCCGCCCCGGTTGTCCCCTCGCCGGCGCACGCCGGCTACGCAGACGCAATCCAAGCGCTTTCCGTT